AGATGTGCAACCAGAAAAAGTAGAAAATGGGCGCGATATAATATTAAATGATGTTCAACGTGAACGGTTATTTTTTGAACTTGCAATTAGAACTTCCCATGTAAAAGAGTTTACACAAGATTACCGTGGTAAAGAAGTTAAGTGTGTAAATCCGTATTATAAAAAAGCATCAAACAGTTTATCTGATTTGGTACATTTTGGTTTAAATACAGGATGCAGAATTTCAGAAGCACAGGGGTTATATTGGGAAGATATAGACCGCAAAAGGTCCACCATAAATTTCACTAAAGCAAAGCGGAGAGCAAAAAATACCAGGGCAGAAATTGTGGATGGAAAACTTGTAGCTGAGTACGTTACAAATATAATCACAGACGGTTTAAAAAACGGATCTGATTTGAAGATTCTCAAAATGGAAGCACCACTAAAAAAGCTACTGGCAGAAAGACAATTGGCGAGTAAGTCAGAACTTATATTTCCAGAAGATAGCACAAGATCCTGGAAGAGTTTGTTAAAAGTGCTTGAAACGCCAGATAAGGAAGGAAGATTTGATGGGGTTATAATTCCTAAAGGATTTTGTTTCCACGGACTCAGGCATTGTTGTGGAAGTTATTTAGTGCAGGGTGGATGGTCCCTAGAAAAAACTGGCGAATACCTGGGACAAAAGAGTATTCAAAGCACTAAACGCTATGCGCATTTTGATGAAAGCAACTCTGAGGAAGGTGCAGATATATTAACTAAAAGGATGTATAAAAGTTAGTAATGGTACAACAATGGTACAACAAATGCCATTTTTTAAAGCAATTATAACTCTAACCTATTGATTAAACTAAATATGTCCAAAGTAGTCCGTTGGCCTCATAACCCGAAGGTCGAAGGTTCAAATCCTTCCCCCGCCACCAGCAATACCAACGGATTACAGGGTTTTAGGGATTCCCAAAAAGTGCTAAAAAGTGGTACAACATGGTACAACATACCCCAAATGGTACAACAATTGGTACAACACGATTAGGCATAACTCCACAACCAGGGCCGAGGTCCACCGGTCAATTTGGTGTAAGAAATTCCCAGGTTGTCCAGGTGGATAAAACGCTTGCCTGCAGGACCATTCTGTTTCACCCCTATACCTGTCATACCGTACTTCTTAGCAACCTCCACAAGCCTTAAAGCATCTGCTCCACTAATTTGTACATCCACTGCTTGTCCACCCTCACCATGATCCGTATGAGGACCATTAGGACCAGTTGAGCTTACCTCACAATTATGCTTGGAGCAGCGGAAAGCACTGCTGAGTTTTAAGGGCCGATTCATCTCCACCCTAATGCGTTCAAGTATTTCCATAAATGCTGGTTGCATCGTAGCAACTTTACAACATCTACATTCTAGTTCTTTGTCTGAAAAATGTTTAGTAGCCACAATACCCCCCACTATTAAAATTGTTGTATCTTTAATAAATTTACGCCTGGAAATCCACACGGATCTTCTCAGTGGGAAACCCAAATAATAGCAGCCATTAGTGCCACGATTATTATAAGTATAACAGCTGTCTTAAAATCCAAGACTACGCTTTTTCTTCTAAGGATTTTTTCAGAAGAGCAACCAGCTTATCATCTATTTTTGAGTCACTTTTGGCAGCAAGTGATTCAGCGAGAATGATGATTGCTTTTTCTATAACTCCGCTATTCCCCAGGAAACTTAGTGCCATAGATTTTACGACACTTGCGATTACGATTGGCATATATCCTCCTTTAATTGTTGTGCGGATTTCGAGATCCGTTGCCTATATAAATTCTAATATTTGTTACATCACGTTGAAGTCTTTCTATATCATCCCAAACATCGTTGCTGTCAGACTGTAAAACAATAACTGCTTGCTCGTTTTTTAATGTCGTTTTTTCCAGTTCCATAACTGTTGAAAATAACCATCCGGTTACTGCCGATAACCCCAAAAAAAGAGGTGGCAATATTGCTTTGATGAGCTGCTGCTCTGCAATGCTTTCCATTTGCTTTATTGGCATTTTATTCCTTTATAATTTGTTGTCTTGTGAGTGAGTGTTAAACCAATATTGAACAGCATCTTTTTGACTGATTACCAGCATTCCGGTTATAGCACTAATGAGATCCCTGGAACCTTCAGGAACCATCCGGTAAAATAACAAAAATAACATCAAAATTAACAAACAAAACTGGCAGAGTGTTATTAAAAACCTAGCACCAAAATGTAGTAGTTTCCTGCGTTCTTCATCTTCTACTGGTTTGTCTGGAACCAGTGCGTCAATTATTTCATCTTTCTTACTCACAATTCAGCTGCACCAGAATGCGTTGTTCCAAGTTCAGGGAATTTAATATTCATGCCTTTTTCACCTTGCTGTGCTTTCCTGGCTTCTGCGTAATCACCTTGAGTTTTTGCCACAAACTGCTGACTAAAGATCCGGTCTGTTGAAGTACCCAGGAAACGGCCCAGGCTTGCACGTTGTGCTAGGTCCAATTTAATTGGCAAGCCCTGCTCCGTAAGTCCATCAAGCACTGCTTCCATCTGTGCCTGGTGCAACCTGGGAAATATGGTTTTAATAGCTTCAACGTGTTCAGGCATCAGCTGCCCGCCTGCCACATATTGCAGAATCTTGTTTGGACTGTCCAGGATGTCCACATAGCGCATAAACTTTAGAATCTGGTTCATTGGTGGCACTTGGTCATTATTGAACAGCAGCTGGCTTGTAGAGGTGTTCCCAGGCATCTTTTCACTAAGGAACCCCACAATATTTGCCATAGTTTGAGCAAGTTCCTGGTTAATAGTTTGATCACCCTGAACATCTGGCAGCATTTCATTCAATCGTACATATAATGTCTGCGGGTTCGTCTTTAGCAGCTCAACATCTTTCTTTATTTGTTTAAATCTTTTGACTGTGTTTTTATCATTATCTGGAAACGGATTTTTAATTTTTACTGTTGTTGCAGATCCACCCCTAACCAGTAGGTCCACAAACTTATGGATTGCTGCCTGAGAAACATTTGCACTGTTCAGCATCTCACCATAATCCGTGACACGGTTCATTGTTCTGGCTAAAAGCAGATCCCCTGAATCCTTTGCATATTTCCTTAAAAGTGCAGTGCTTGCAAAAGTGGCTGCACCTAATGCCCCACCTGCTAGTACACTATCAGCTGTAGATGCTATACCACCACCTAATCCTGCTCCAGTTATCCAGGAAGTAAGTGGAATCCTGGCATTTGAAATTTCCCTTCCTCTGGCTACTCTCGCCCAATACTGGATTGTATTTAATGCACCATAAATTTCTTTTGCTTCCAGAAATTCTGCATAAGTTGATGGTGGCAATAATGCTTCATCTACCTGGTTTAATCTTCCACCTAATGCTTCCAGAAATTCCTCATTTTCTCTTTTAAGGATTCCAGCAATCTCACGCATGAAAAGTTTGCTTGCTTCTGGTGTGTTTGGATCTTGATATGCTCTGAATCCCCACTCAGATTTAATTTCTTCTGCCTGTGTAAAAGTTGCTGTTTTTTTACCTCCAGTTTTTTCCAGGGCAAACCTTCTAAAATCTTCAATTTCCCTTTCTACGTTCCTAATTGCCTTTTTGTATTCTGGTTTTGTGGATGATCCAATTCTTTGTCTTAATGGAGTAAGGATTTGTTCTTCTAGCCTTGTGACCATTTTGTCAACATTAAACTGTAAATCATCTACTGACTGACCGGATTTTTTTATTGCTCCTTCTACTGTTTTTTTCAGATCACCAAGTTTATTACCCCAGGTATGCAGCAAACTTCCTTCTTCCCATTTCTTGCCAATTTCCTTTATCAGTTCTTCTGGATCATCCAGGTTCTGCATTATGCGTTGCCCTGTTTTTGGATCTTTTGCATCCAGTTTGGACATGATCCTGCCTAATTCTTCCAGCCTGTCCATGTGTGCATAATCTTTCCCTGCAACCTTCTTAATTTGTGCCTGCTTTGGATCTAAAACTTTAAGATATGCCTTATCCCGCATTTTCTTAAAATATCCACCTGCGCCACTTAATGCACCTCCAATAGCACTGACAACCCCTCCTGCTAATGCACCAAAATTCGCACCCGCATAGACATGATCTGCAAATGTTGGATAGTTTTTTGGATCATCCAACAGCTGTCCACTTACTCCATACATCGTACCTACAGCTGCACCTTCGGCTGCACCTCCTACCGATCCGCGCACCACTCTGGAATTTAATACTGAACCAACTCGCTTTGCTTTATCTGCTGCCTGGGTTGCTTTAACACCAGACTTGAATAATGCAGTTGCAGCATTTCTAGCACCTTTAGCAGCAAGTCCTGTCAGTCCTCCTGGAGTAACCAGGGAAGTAATCTCACCAGCTGCTGTCCAACCAGGTTGCATTTGCCTGCGCAGCTGCAACTCACGTTTAGGACCAAACGCATCAGAAATACCAAAAGTAGCACCACGCAACAATCCATAACCTGCAGACTGTAGTGGTGTTTCTTCAATTTCCTGCTTTAATCTTCCATCCTGGACAACGTGTGCAGGCGCATAGAAATATCCTGCTTCAATTGCAGCTTTTGCATTTTCAGGTGGAACATTATACAGCTCGCCTGCTTCATCAGTTAAGTGTATATTTGGGCCTTTAATGAATGAGTAATTGCCAGTTTGAATCAGCTCATCTACTCTTTCATCTGCAACCAGGACACCTGCGTTTATTCTGTTATCGTAAAGTTTTGCCATTAGTTAGATACGCCTTTTGTCCCGCCAAATTTTTCAATATTTGATTGATTTGCTAAAATAGGTGCTGTTACACTTTGCGCACCTCGCACTTTTGCAGAAGTTTTAAGACCTCTTATTAGTGCTTCTTTTAATGAAGCAGATTTAACTTTATATTTTGAAATTTTGTCGATTAAGGTTGAAGTAGGTAATATGCCCCTAATAAGTGCTTGCTCGTACTGAGTATAGTTTGCGCCCATACCCTCAAGTCTTTTAAATGTCAGTTCTAACCTGCTAGTAATATAATCAATTCTCTGTGAAACTTTGCCACCAGCCCATGCAGGTACATACTTTTCAGGTGAAGAATATAATTCATCTAATTCAGCTATATATTCTAATGCCTTTTCAGTCATTACTTGATCTTCAGTTAATTTTTCTGCAGTTTTTGTGTCTCTTGCAATATAACCAGGAATTATGACTGTATTACCATCCGCATCTGTTGTGCTAAAAGAATTGACATACTTCTTTTTATTTTCTTTATTCAACGAGGATCTAAGACTAGCATCTGCAACTATAAAGTCTTTAATCATGCCTGCCATCACCAGCTGATAATTTTGCTTATTCTGATCTTGTGCTTCTTGTAGTTTTTGGGCTAAATTCTCAACATTTGCCTTTGCTTCAGCTTTTGCCAGTTTAAATGTTTCTGCCTGCATTAACTGGCTTGTGCGGTTTTGTGCCATTTGAAGTAACTCACCCCTGCGCATTATCAAATCCATACGTTGATTTTCCAGGGATTTTGTGCGTACTTCTTTAGACTTCAAAAAAGCCTGTGCATCTCTGTCAATTGCATCATTCATTATTTTCAGGGCAAAGTTTGGTGTGCCTGTCATTGCTGACCCATAGGCTCCCATAGCTGCACCTAAAACTGCTAAAAACTTGTTCCAACCTTCAAAAGTAGGTTTCTGTTTTTCTTCTGCAATCTCGCTAATTTTAGTGTTGTAGGCATCAATATTATTATTGATAGTGTCTGCAATCTTTTCATAAAAATCTTCACCTTCAGGCTTAATTTCAAGTTTGTCAATTTCATCAATAACATCCTTAAACACTGGTTTTGAATCTTCTGGCAAAGTTGCTTCAACTACTTCCCTTTTTTGCTCATAATTAACTGGCATTGTATCTACTGGTCCAGCTGGTTCTTCAATTACTTCTTCAGTAACTGGTTCTCCATCAAGACTTGCTTCAGCAACAGGTTGTGCTTGAAAATCTAATTCACTTATAGTTTCAGTATCTGTTGGTGTTCCTTCATCACTTGTTGCCAGTTGTAGTTGTTGTTTCCTTTTATCTTCAGTTGCTTCATTTGGTAAAATAGGTGTACTTCCACCAGTAGCTGCGTCAAGAGCTGTAGTTGTTTCACCTTCAATTGTTAGTGTCTCACCATTTATATCTAACCCCTCAGTTTCAGGTGCAGCACTAATATCTGTATCTGCTGCTCCAGGTTTAACAATTTTGAGTTCTTGCCCTGGTGTGATAACATTTACATCTGTAATGCCGTTATCTTCAGCAAGTTTTTGAAGTGGCACGCCAACTTCCTGGGAAATTGCAAATAGGGTGTCACCTTCTTTGACCACTCTAACATCTTGTGCTTCTGGTGCAGCTGCGTCTGGTGTTGCTCCAGCTTCACCTGGTGCATCATCTAACAGTGCTGCTAATTCCGCGTCTTCCGCTTCAGGGGTTTCAATTGCCATTTTAAAATTCCTCCAAATGTCTTAGTCTATCGTGAATATTTGCCTGGCTTGCCAGGATTGCTGCTAGTCCGTGACCATAATCCACCATCTTTCCGCGTGGGGTGTCTTTCACAAAAGATGCTCCCATAGGTGTTTTTTCTAAGTCCTGCGCCATTACTCCAACAAACATTCCAGCTTCATCAGAACCGGATGGATCTTTGTATTCGTATTTGTAACTGTTCAGTGCATCCAGGAATGACTCAACTTCACCTGCGCCTGGTGCAATGTTTGTTTTTGCGCGTATGTCTGAAGAAGCAAACCCTGAAATTATAGTTCCAATTGCACCAATAATTGCTGCCTGTTTCGCATCATCACCTTGTGCTTGTCTCCACTGTTTAGTCATTTCTGCAACCTTAATCTGAGTTGCACTATCCAGCTCTGCCAGGTCACGCTGCAGATCAAATCCCATTGTGGTTAAATCTGCTTTCATACTTTCAGTGTCAAGTTCTGCTTCAATGCCATGCAGTGCCTGCTGTCCTTTGTACGCATTCATTGCAAGTGCATCATCCATTGAACGCTGCTTAACTGCTAAATCTGCATCCACTTTTGCAATGGTGAGGTTTTTCTGCAGGTTTGCAATATTAGTTGCCAGGTCAGTTTTGCCCTGCTCCACTGCCATAGTTTTTGCTTTTTCCAGATTCGCAAGTTTGGTGTCTTTTTCAATATTTGCTCCGACAATTACTCTCTGGAGTTTGCTTTGCTGATTTGCCAGTTTAGCTGCCAGGTTTAAATCACCCTGCTTAAATGCAGCTTGTTTATCCTTCTCCATATTAGCCAGTTTGGTGTCCAGCTTTTTAGTGTCTTTAAACTTGTACACTTCTATTAGCTGCTGCTCTGCTGCAAGGGATTCTTTAGAACGCAAATCTGCTGCTTCTCCAACAGCAAATTGAGTCATATCCTGCCATACGTTCCGTAGTTGACGCACCTTCGCTGGATCTGCGTCACCTCCAGTAGTTGCGCCAAGCATCATCCGTAAGTTCTGCTCACTACTACGCTTTAACTGCTGCTCTGCAGGTGAAGTGGCAGTGCCGTTAATCCTGGCTAAAAGCATCTGCTCTGCTTTGTCTATTCCACCTGAGAATATATTGTCTACTTCTTCATCTGTAACGTCTTTAATTGCTTCAATTTGTTCAGGCGTAACATCTTCTACCTCACCAACAGTTGTAGACTCTGCGTCTGCCACTTCACCTAATTCAACCTTTTCTGCATCATCTACTGTTGCAGTTTGGATTGCTTCACGTTCAAACTCTGCAACCTCTTCTGGAGTCAGTGTAAATGCTTCACCGCGTTGGAACTTTTTGCGGGCATTTTCGTACATATCCCGCATTGTTGCTTCAGATAAGTTTGCAGGCATACTATCACCAAGTTTAGCTGCAAATTCCTCATACGTTGCATTTTCGTCAACATCTGCACCTTTGAAATAGCTGTTCATGCTTTCAACCATTTTCGGCACCTGGCTAGACGCATCTTCTTGGGATTTGGTCAGTGCAGTGTTATATGCTTTTTCTTTCTGCTCATCAGTTAATCCTGCATATTCTTCTTTGTCTTTGTTCCTGGCAAGCCACCTTTCATAAGTTGAATCACTGGTAAGTGTTTGTCCTTCGATACCTGACATTGCTGCTTTAATCTTTTCATTTGACGCATCTGCTTCTGCCTGGGTATTCCACTCTGTACCATTCATATCCTTAAACTTTGGTGGTGGTGGTGGTTGATAACCTCCTGAACCTCCTGAACCACCACGATCTCCTACATTTCCACCCATCCGTGCATGATATTCTGCAGCTGTTTCATCAGATCGTTTGTGTAATGTGTCTCCACTTGATGGAGGTCCATAATATTTTCTACCGTACTCATCCCCTGTTCCACCTTCTCCTGGTGGCCCATAATGTGCGTCTGACATTGATTGGTATCTAGATTCTCTCTTTGCAGCTGCCAACCTTGCCAATTTTGAACTACTTGAACGATTACCTGAAGAACTACTTGAAGATGAGCTGGAAGAATCACCACCACCTGTATAACTTGCGCCTGAACTTGAACCTACCGATTCACCTTTATCAGACCACCCCGAACCAGAGGTGCCATCATCTGAATCATTCAGAGTAGGAATTTCCTCACCTCTGTAATTAATGTAATCCAGGTCATCAGTATTCATCTGTGCCAGGGCTTGAATTATTGGACCATTACCACTGGAAAATCCTTGTGCCTTGTCCTGGTGTTTGAGGTAATTTAGTGCAGCAACTTCTGCATCTGTTGCTACAACTACGCGGTGATCTGAGTCTATTCTTCCATCTTCCTCACCCTTGCCTTTTGCATAACTTTTTACCATACCTCCAGCTGGACCTAAACCTTGTGTGCCAGGCAGCGGATTACCAGGACCAATCTCTTCTTCAACAGCACCCATTTCAGTGGGGGTGCCTGTCATAATACCTTCATTGGCAGGCATCTGCTGCAAGAGCATGGCAAGTTTTTTGAGTTCTTCTTCACTCAAATCTGTTCCACCTCCACCCATTTGTGGCTGCATTTGTGGTTTCATTCCTTGGTTCATCATCATGTTAGTTTTTGTGCTGGTAGTTTCATGGAATTTTGTCTCACTCCTACTTCTAAGACGAGACTAGAAATTGAATATGCTTGTCCTGGCTCCGCTTCATCAATATCTGAAATTTTAAATCTTACACTTTGGCATTTCTGTTTTTTGCAGTGGGCGCGAAATTGATACACTCCATCTGCTACACCTGAATTTGTCCCATAGTAATTTGCATCACCAAAAGGCGTGCTGTCTCCATAATTAATTACTTCCAGGTCATTGATGTAATTAAACTTGTGCAGCTCATTAAAGTAATCCTGGTAATCATGTCCAATTTCCAGCTGTAACGTGTGGGTACTTTTAAAATCTCCCAGGACCAATGCTCTCCTGATCCGCTGGAACCCCTGGATGCCATTTGTCTTCACCCATGAAGTTGTAATGCTCATTTCAATTGGATCATTGTCATCTTTGTATGAAGTGGAAGATTGCTGGAATATCCTGCCATCGGTCCGTAGGTAAACATAATCTCCAGTAGCATTCCAAATAGTTGCTCCGTTTCCTTCGTGGTTTGTCCAGGTGGCCCATTTCTTATAAAAATAATCATAAATCAAGCACCTACCATCACTGGTAAGGTAGCGGATCTGGTTTTCATTCTGGATCAATTCTGCAGAAGTAATTGTTAAATCATTGTATGCTTCTACTTCGGCCCCAATGTAAACAGTCTGCAAACTTCTGTCTAAAAGGTAGATTCCTTTATTAGACTGAAACATTAAACCTAATGGCATTAATACCAGGGAATTTGTGTTGCTGCACCCCACATCCCCTGTTACAGCTTGAGGGGGTGAGAGATCGTTTTGCGCACCAGTAGAAGTTGGGCCGTTGCCAGTTATGTAAAAAATTTTGTTTGGTTCAAATATAATCAGTTTCTGGTCAAATTCTGAGAGTGCAGTAATCTTGGTTGCTTTATTTAGAACAATAGAAAAAACATCTGAAAATTCGACAGGACCAAGTGGTGATCTTTTTTTAGAATAAATTAGTTTTTTTGGATTTTCTGAACTTACACAAACAAGTCTGTTTTTATATGTGGTCAAAACAAGGCTTGCGGGTGGTGGTATGTTTTCGATCTGCCCGCCATTTGTGTAGAGTGATTCCTTTGCAACCAGGTTTGTATCATTTAATGCACCTGCATCTGCAAAACTAATTGAATCTGCTGCTGTATTATTGTCTACTGTACCAATTTTGAAAAGCAGCCTGCCAGTGTCTGTGGTTCGGTAAACTTCGCAGATTACATCACTTTTCTGTGTTAAACGTAGTGACGGTATCGTTAGTGTTACAGTTGAAGATCCACCTGTAGGTGCAGCGGAAACTGCTACACTTGGCGAACTTCTATGATCCTGACCTTTTGCATCTGTCCATTTCCAGATTACCTGGTATAAATATGTACCTGCTGCCAGGGAACCAGAGCTGTTATTTATTGCTGCACTTACATTTTCTGGATATAAATGATACCCAAGTTCCACGATTTGCTGTGAATCATACATACTGACAAAACCACCTCCAATATGCAGATTTCCACCTAATTCTGCTGCTTCAAATCTTTCAACGGAAGTAAAGTCAATTGTAATATTTGAAACACCAGTTAAACTGTAAAGGTCATTGTTTTTAGATATTAACCTGGTGCGTACCAATCCACCAAATTTGTAGACACCAGTTGCACTAGCATTTGCTGAACTTAGAAAAGTTTTCGTAGGAAGTGCGCCTGCAGTTCCAGGTAGTATTTTTGCTGAAATTAGACCGTCTGTATTGCAGACAAAATAAGTAGGCTGCAAATTAGTATCATGTACCACTACAAAATATTTAACTGTATTATATTCCCATATTTTAGAAGCAAGCCCAACGCTGCGTTTAATAACTGCAGGAGTCCCCATAGAATTATCAGTAACATTATAAACTGCACCTTTAATTAGGTGGTCATAAGAATTAGTAGCATTTAGGGTGTAGATAATTTGAAGATCACCTGCCTGGGTGACAATCATACTGCTGTTATCAATTTTAGTTGCAGTGCTTTCAACAGTATGGGTTGCTTCTACGGTCAAAAGACTTTGCAACCTTTTAATCTTTAGACCTGCAGAAGATGCTGTAGTTGAATATCCCACATAGATACGTTCTTCTTCAGTAGGTGCAGTATTAACTTTATCTGCGCAAATTGAAATACCATCAGAGGCATTTGTGGATGTGATAGTGGTAACACTTGGATAACCTGTACCTGGAGTGCCAACAGCACCTTCAGTTGTTAAGTAACCTACATCAATCCTGGTTGCGCCTGAATTGTTATAGGCAAAGATACCATTACCAAAATCCAAGTCATCTGAATATACTGCAACGTCATAAACTGGATTTGTATTATTAACTACTGAGGAAACGGTTTCTGCTGATTTAAACGCCACCGGATTATTTGTATCAACTTGAACAGTCTTTAATAGGTATGGTGTTGAACTTGTGTCTAGGTAGCATAAAGTAGGGTTTGGACCAAGAGCAATGCACCTGGGATTTATTGCAGTTGCATCAATTAAAGTAGATGCTTGAAAGATTGCTCCACTTACTGAATCAAAAACTGAAGCATAAATACCTTCAAGAGTACCTGAAGTATCGTATTGTTCCCAGGCAAAGAGTTGAAGCCCACTTGCAATACAGCTATCCTGATTTTTTGCTTCAGAAGTGTTTCTAATTACGTCATCTGAATCAATTTTTACTGACTGAAATGCGCCTTTGTCAGTCCAACGTCTTACTGATGATGAATAGCTGTATAATTTAGATCCGCTAAACTCAAGCAACTCATCCTGGAATGAGGTTAGGCCATCACCTGTAGAAAGCAGGTCAGTTGTGCCAGAAATTGTTTGTGGGAGTGCTGAATAACCTAGACGTTTTGATATTTGAGAACCTACCGTATATCTGCCATTTTGTAAATCTGTAAGTGCAGGTGTAAGTTTGGGATCATTTTTAGTATCTAATCCTGAAACAATATCAACCGGAACCAGTGCTTTTTGTAGTGGCATTATTTTCTTTCATATCAACCAGGCACTGACGATAACCGATTAGTCTTTGCTGGCGGGTTGCTAATTCATTTATGTTTGCTGATATTTTTTCTAACTCTTGGTCCGCTGCCTGGATTTTTTCATCCAGTGATTTTTTTTCCATGTCAATTATTAAGCATTAAAATATTCTCGTTTGCTTTTACCATTTCATTTCTAAAACTTTCAATTGCTGATCCTGCCTGTCTAGTTTGTTGTGATCCTTCAATCAGTAGCATTGGTAACCAAGAAACTGCACAATCCCATTGGTTGATTTCCTGTCCTGTATTTGGGTTCTTTCCCAAAACTTGAATGTAAAACTTGCAGTCATATTGCTTACATTTTTTTTTAATCAATGGACAAAAATCACTCATTCTGCTAACTCTAAAATCCTTGCATCTCGCCTTTCAATTAAAGTTGGAAGTGAAACACCTAATGCTGATTCAATTTCGGATTTTGATGAAACAGCTAAATTTGGTTTTTCATAACCAGTGTATTCAATATGACCATTTGTGCCATCCCATTGTAGTGCATGAAAATCTTCTGGAAGTTCTGACATATCACAACCAGCAATGCTAACTCCGTCTTTATAAATTGCTTTGTCTGCTTTTATAACTGTATATCCTGCTGCCATATCATTAATCCTTTGTTGCTATAATTACATCTACATAAGAAACATCTAAATTGATCGCCCCGTGATTATGAGCTGAACCACCCCCCGCATTATTAATCGAACCAAATGACGAATTGTTAGAATAGTAACCAGAACCAGCATTTGTAACTCTATTTCCAGTAGAACCACCTGAACCAGCCACAGTATATAAGTAGAATGAATGTCCATGTGCCGGAGTTTCAGCTAGAGTTAGCGTATGATCCGCAATATCCTGCGATGCAAATGCAGTTTCAAATGCTACTGATCCACCTGTTCCAACTGTGCCAGTAGTTACTCTTAAAGCAGTATCATTACCTGATCCAGTAACCTTAGTCCATCCAGTAGGTGCTGCTGTCTGGTTAAAAAGCATTTTTGTGCCAGAAGCAAAAACTGTATGTTGTCTTGTACTAGAAACTGGAATACTACCAACAATTCCACTCATAATTTACCTCTTCTCAATTAAGTCCAATCTTGGTCCACATAATTTATTACAATGTCAATATCACAAGTCCCGCCTGCCTTAAAGTTAAGCTCATCTGTACCAGTTAGCACCAGACGGTCATTGAATATAAAGGTTTCATCTGCCCCCAATGCGGTTGCTAATGAAATTATTTCATAATCAGTTCCACTTGCACTTGGATCTAAAAACAATCCAAAGGTTTCAGCAGCACCAGCTGTTTCAGTTATTATGATTGAAAGGACGGTGTAGATGTGATTTGCCACACCATCCAATATTTTTGTATCACTTGTGTTAGTAACGGTGTATGTTCCACGCTTCAAAACTTCTGAACCGGAACCGGAAGGGATAGCCACTTTTGTACCTCCTAAAAACTAAAGATTAATGACGAATGAAAACCAGTTTGCACACAGTTTCCTTTTGAATAAACTTTTTTAGTGTTAGTTGTTTTTACATCTGTTGCAAATGAAGAACTACAATTAATATTACCAGTGCCATTTCCTAAATCAACATCACCAGTACCACTTGGAACAATTGTAATATCACCATTCAAATCATCTTGTATTGTAATTGAACCTGAATTTTCGGTATATCCTCTAACTACTGTCTGAGTCATTTAAAAACCATGAATTAAACTGGCAACCAGATTAGTCTGCGCACAGTTTCCTTTTGAATAAACTTTTTTAGTGTTAGTTGTTTTTATATCTGTTGCAAATGAAGAACTACAATTAATATTACCAGTGCCATTTCCTAAATCAACATCACCAGTACCATTTGGAGTAAGTGCAATGTTGCCATTTGAGTTGGAAGAAATAATTGCATTATCTGAAATTGATATATTGTCGATTTTTACATTACCAGTTCCATTTGGTGTAAGTTCAATATCCCCATTAGCAGCATCAACAATTTTGATACTTGAACTATCGGTTCCTGCATTTGTGTCCAGTACCAGATCATGCGCACCTGAAGTTGTGAGTTTGCCTGCAGCTGATCCGCTACCTATAACTACTTCACCAGTACCATTATTGACCAGGGAAATGTTACCATTGGCTGCATCTGTAATGGTGATATATGAGCTGTTGGTTCCACTGTTGGTGTCCAGGATCAAATCATACGCACCGTTGGAAGTAACTTTGCCGGTTGCACCTCCATTACCTACAAGGACAAATCCTGTACCGTGTGGCTTTAGTGCAATGTTATTATTTGAATTGCTTGTGGCAATATTAATTGCACCTGCATAATTGGTTGCAGTAGTCAGAAACGTGCCGTTTTCTGAAGGAACGTATATGGTTCCAGAAGATCCAGACACACCTGCATTTGCAGCAATTGTTACATAATCCGTATCACCAGTATTATCATTGGTATATTTAAACAGCAGCAAATCTGCGTGTGCCATTTTTCCATAATCTTCATTTGCTGAATCCGTAAAGAAGTTGAAAGTTTTTGAGCTGTCTGCGTATGTTACACCTGCATCTGTGCCTGACATACCAGAAATTGATCCTGCACCTGCATTAACGCTAGATCCAGTCGTGATCTGTACTGCAGTTCCAGAACCATTGCGCCAGTATAAATTCCCGCTTGCCTGGTACATAGAATATGATGTTGTTGCAGCTGTAACAGAACTATCAAAAATCACGTTCTTTAATTCACTGGCACTATTTTGGTTAAACTCAAGGTCAGAATTTATATTAACTCCAGCAGGTGTAATGCGAACACCCTTGTTAGTGCTGTGATCGTGTCCATCTACTGCATCCAAGGAAGCATTTATATCTGTTGCCCATTGTGGACCTGCTGTTGTACCTATACCTGGTTTTGCAATACTGGTAATATTAGTGCCTGATGTACTCATAGTTTTTACCTAGAAAAAGAATAAATCTGCAATTACAGTCCCGCCTGCTCTCAGGATAATTGTTGTTTCAGGGAAATCATTTGTGGTCACACTCTCATATATAACTACTGCAGCATCTTGCTTTAAAACTATCCACCCTTCTGGTTTTTGCTCAAGTCCATGATCCACAATGGTGTCTGTAGTATTCAGTTCCTGATCCTGGACCCGATTGCCTGAAGCAAAAGGCAGCTGAAATAATGGATTTAGCGCAGTTGCAATATAACCCATTTGCTGATCTGTTTGTTCATTCCCGCTTGCCAGTTGAGTAAATGTAATTCTGCTCATGCTGTTGCTGTGTGCCAGAGTGAATTGTAATTACTTACATCTGTAACTGTTGTTGGTTCTCCCAGGTCACGCATTTCACTGACTGCGATAATTCTTTCCTGGACCTGCTGTTTGAGTGCAAACAATGCAGATACATCTGCTTCCTCTTTTATAAGTGCCAGGATTGCTGTGGCAATGATAACAAACTCATCCCATCCACTGTAGAAGTCATACCTGCTTTCAATACTCCCATAGATTGATGGATCTGATAGTGCAGAAGAATTAAGGTCCGTAGTGACAGTTGTTGCAGCTACTGCAGTTACTGTTTGTGTTACATTATAATCTGCAGCCAGGAAGTTTTTTGCATCCAGCAAGTCACCAATTTGCAGTGAATGAGTGCCGATTGTCCAGGTTGTTGTTGCTCCGCGTGAAATTGCTGTTGTTGTGTACTCTACAAATTTCCTGGGGTTTGCAATGTAGTAAATTGTGATTGTGTCAGGGCTGCTTGGTTCGGGATTAAATACTATTGAATTACTTTGTATGTGGTAACGCATATCGGAAGCTACAGAATATAGCCCGCCAATATTACGTTCAGAGAAATTGTATCTGCGCAGAGGGATCTTTGCACCTCCAGTGTTCAGATCCACTCCGCGAGATTTGTAGAAATCTGTAGGAAGATCGTAAGTATCAGTGCCACTGACCAGGGAAATTGTGCCAGAACTTAGAAAGTAATCTTCACTGTTTGCTGATGTTACAATCAGATCATACAGTTCAGCGTACCCTCTGTTAATCATTCTGCGCCACTCATCGTCTGTGATGAATTGGCTATTCTCCATGTCTGCACGCTGCTGCGCTAAAAGACGCAGCTCTGACAAACTTACAATATCAGTCATTTCTCTACCTTCAATAACTGTTATAAATTCCGTGAATTGCATCCAGGACAGCTTCAGGATCTCCACCTTTTACAGCGGAAATTAACTCGTCTGCCATCTCAAATTGCTCTTCGGAATACTCTCCCATTTCTTCATCTTCATATTCATCTTCATATTCATCCATGTCATCGTGGGGTTCAGAGTGTTTTTTGCCCTTCTTCCCCAGGATAATCATGGCAGTTTCTTTTCCATTACCCATCATAGATACCTCCTTTATTTGGTCATATCAGTGTTGCGTAATATCAAAGTGAAGTGAACATGGTTATTTGCATGAGCAGCTAAGTCAGCAGCAGAAGCACCTTCAATATTATATATTGCGATGGTCTTTGCTGACGAAACATCAATTGCACCTAAATGCACTTTTTTGTCACCTGCTCCATTGTGCTGGAGTGTAACTTGCGCACTTAGCAAACCTGGATATGCGTCATCTAATGTGACAACGTAATGTCCAGTTCCACTTCGTGCTACAGTCCACCCTGCACCTTTATTTGCTGTATTGTCGATTGCGCTTGAACCGTTAGGTTTAAACGTACCAGCAATAATTTTGACGTGCGGATTAAGCGACTGCACATCAAAGAATATTTTTTCTGCCATATGGTCCTCCTTTCATTTATGGAAGAGTTACGACACAATTTTTGCCTGGCGCAGTACACGCAAGTTGAGAGTAGGAATGCACCCTAACTTCTATGCCATCATCTGCAGACTGTCTCAGAACACGGTTGCCATCCAACTCTGTGAGTTGTACGCAAGATCCAATGCTCATAAGTGACATTGTATTCAGCTGAAGCATATAAGCTGTGCCTCCAGGACAATCCTTATCTGGAACAATCTTAACAACACCGTGAGGTGCGTAAAATTCCAAACTCCGATAACCGGAAACTGAATCAGATGCTTTAACATCTCTCTGTACCTGGGCGTTCATGGCTTTTTCAATGCTGACAAAATCAGCAAATGAACAGAACATATAATCTGGCTTGCCACCTTCGCGAGCTGCTAATGCTGCTCCTTCGATGATTGCTTCCAGAATAGTTCCGCTGGAACCATCATAGCGTTGACCAGATAATCTGGTTATATCAGCAGTACGGTCCTGACCAAAGAATGCAGCCGATGATGGTGCTGTTGCTGGCAACCAACCTGCAAGGCCGGTAAGCGCACCGTCATAATCACCAGACTGATAAATATAGTCATTCTGCGCGACTGAGGACCAACCACTCAAGTTACCACTCATGGTAATTTGGTTGCTGGAAGCTCCGCGATTCACGCCTGCTACGGTTAAGGTTCCTGACCTAACTGATCCACCGGATTTAGTACCTGAGACTTGCAGGGTCATTCCGACTTCAAAGTTAAGTGAGTCCATGTCTGTAACCAGGTCAAGTGCAGTTGTTGAAAATGAAGAGTTGTTAATTCTTCCGATTGCACCAGAACCGTCACGGTAAAGGTTTCTTGAGATTGAATCTCCTACGGAACGCATCACACCGTCAATTTCGGTAGTCATTGCGTTTAGGAAACTATACCTATCTCCCTCTGAGGCTGCGACTGCCTCTCCTGAAATAGTTGCAACTCCATAGTTTGCTTTTCGGGTTAATAGAAATTCGCCAATTTTTGAAGCACTAGCTGCTGATTGAGCTGTTGCAAAAGTGGCAGAACGTCCTTGTGGACGTGTGTAATACACTGGAATTGGCGCATTTACACCACGAAACTTTTCGTCCTTTGGGACAAGTTCCATGAAAGGATGACTATCGTAGACAAGTTTTTCTACTTCTGCACCCCTGTAATATTGTTTTAATGCGTTATCCCAGGCACTCAGCGTTGTTGCTGTTGCCATTTGAATTCTCCATATAAATTAAATTAGGCATCACAGGTTGCTACTGTATGTAGCTAGTGCAGCTTCCAGGCGTTCCCTTCGCGATTTGGGCGTGCCTTTATCTGCGGGCTGCGATGCAGTGACTTTGTTTCTAAGAGTTTTTCTGGTAGTCCGTGGAGAATCCGATGGTTTTTCCGGTGAGCCAGCATCGGGCTGGAACAGTTTTTTCATCTTGCTGCTTTTAGCAAGACTCTGAGCCTGTTGCTCATAGAAATTTTCTACTTCCAGAAGCACTTCTTCTTCTGGTTTTATTGTGCCAGTTTCCTGGGCAACAATCTTTTGCATTTCTAAAATTGTGGGCCAAGCATTATCCCAATTATCTTTAACTAATTCGAATCGCTCGTCCGCTTCAACCTTAGTTTTTATTTTTTTAATATAATTGTCAACTTGTTTTTGACGTTCCATAGTTTCCAGCTTTGCCAGACGTTCTTCCACCTCTGGAGTGAGTGTAGCTGGTTCATTTTTCGGTTGTACTTTTCCATCTTGCAGTACCTGGTTAGTGGCAGATTCGTAATTCCACCCAATACCATCCAAAGCACCAAGCATATCACCTTTATCTGCTCTTATTTTTGCCTGGCGTAATGGTTCCAGTTCTGCTTTTAGCCTGTTCAGTTCCTGCTTTTCACGTTGTAAATCTCTCTCTTTTTTTGCAACTTTAGAAAATGCCTTACTAACTTTTGGTGTTTCAGGTTCAGCTGCTGCTTCAGGTTCTGGTTCTGGATCTTCTGTTGGTTCTGCTTCTGCTTCTACTGTTTCTGTTTCTTCTGTTTCTAATGGGCCGATTTTGTCATCCATCCACTCATTAATTTGTGCTGCGTCAACTTCATTTAGTTGCTCTGCTTCTACTACTGGTACTTCTGGTGTTTCTACTGTTTCCGTTTGTTGAACTTCCATGTCCGTTTTTGTTTAAGGTTATGATGGCATTGGTGGCATACCTTCCGGCATTGGTGGCATACCTGGTGGTGCGCCTTCGGGTGGCATTCCTGGTGGTCCTGCAGGTGCTTCCCCTCCAGGTGCTTCACCCTCTGGTGCTTCTGATTGTGTGAGTGCATCGCACTCTTCTATAAACTGAATCATCATGTTTATTTTATCCAGATCCAGCTCATCCTGCTGTGCTTCCAGGTACGCAATTGTCATGCGTTCCTTCGCAAATGCAAGGTCCATTACAGGCTCCGGTGCATGGTAAATTCCGTTGTCTATTATTTCTTGAATTCGCCACTCAACATCACGTTCCAGAACATCGTAAAGACTTGTCACACTCTCCAAATCTGGAAAGTCCAGCAGCCTTACAATATGCTCTCTTTGGTTGATCACTCCATTCTGGATTAGTTCTGTAACTGCCTGCAACCTGCCTGCAGGAGTGCTTGGCAAAAGTGATACAGGATAGGCTTGCAGGATATAGTCTTCCTGGGCAAGTTCAATGTCTTTAAAATCTGTAGTTTCTAGCGCGTGGCCTTTAATCCCCCTAACCGGAAATGACCCTGACTCTGCGACAATCTCCTTCGCAAGATCAAAGAACCACTGCGCTGCATCCATGAAACCTTTCTCAAACCTTTGTCCTACTGAAATGAATCTTTCAGTTTCAATATCGTGGTATGTCCTCAGAGCTGCACCAGATTCCAGACCTGCTGGTTTTTTGCCAGATGCACTCAGTTCTGAAACCCCTGCAATTTCATAGGCTTTTTGGTAAAGCCTTTCCATGTGTGAATAAACTTCAGGGTGCATTGCAGTTGGTGTGTAACTCTGAGGTGGTTGTCCTACATAATTAACAATTGTTCCTGGTACGTTTCTGAGTCTGGATTCTACAACCCTGGAACCATGCTGCACAAATAACCAGGGAACACTTAGCAGGTGCATACTCTGCTGAATCCTAAGTGCCAGTTTGTTAATTTCCATCTGGATATTCTTCAGCTGCTCTGCCAGGGATATGCCTGCAAATCCAACGCACGCATCACCCCAAGTCATAAACACAAAAGGGTAACTTGTGTATGTGTATTGCTCATCAGTTAAGATCACAGTGTCGCAATGAATAACGTGCCTGCCATCATCGGCTCCATTCATACTTGGCAAGTGCCAGGATTCCACGCATTCCACCATTTCTGCTTCATGCCCTTCTTCGCTGCTCATCATATTGTCATCCTTTTTTTCTGCGACATAACGCAGTTCTTCTTCGCGTTCAGGAAACTGTAATATCAGAGTTTCTAAGGGTATGCTTTTAACCTGGTGCAGACTTGGTGGTATGTCTGCAAACATGGCTGCGTTCATGTCCCATAGTAT